GTCGAGTGGCAAAATACTTATCCAAAATATACGCAACACCTGATCAATATAGCGAAACTATCATCTCACTTAGAAATGGTCTAGAGATGATTCCTGACCAGAATACATTAGACGAAGTGTGTGCATTGACCAATCAGTATTACAACTATACCAAGTTATTTGATTATGTTCCATCACCGGATGAAATTAAAATATTATTCGGATTTTTAAACAGTGAAGCTAAAGACCCGAGACGCATGAAAGACATGATCAGCAGACGTATGGAAATTATACCCGTCGCACAGAGATAATGACCTTTTGTAATTAAAATTTTGTAAATAATCACTGCAAATATGTCCACTAATAACACCGCGAATCCACCGCAACCAAAATCAACGAAAAACAGTTTTGTAATCAACAACAACGGAGCGATACGCAGACGCAGATTTCGACGCAGACTCCCACCAAGATTACGAAAATTGGCTAATCAAAACCGAAGATTAGATCGAAACAACACCACACCTAAACGTAATAATGTAAATCGACGACGCAAAACCAATAATAATCCAGTAGCGACCAAAGGAGTCATGAACAACCCTTATGCTATGTGCCGCTTGATGCCTTTTAGATCTCAGGGTAAATCATTAGGAATACCTGACGGTACAGACTTGAAAAGGATTTTAATAGATCATCGAATGCAAAATACTTTCACTATCGGTAACTCAGGGGGGGTAAACATCGCTATAACACCAGCCTTACCATCATCTATATGGTTCCAGACACCAGCCGCAGACAATACTTTCAAATGCAATTCACTACAGTTTCCAGTACACACAGGCGACGATCAGGTTATGTTCACAGTCATGCAACCGGAGTGGCGAAACCTACCAGTATCACTACGCAATACCGCTGGTGTCTTTGACGAAGCTCCCGCTCTATATGGTGCAACCAAAAGTCGTATTGTCACCATTGGGTGGTCAATCCTTTACACAGGCACATCGCTGAACAATTCGGGACTAATTAAAGTTAATAGAGCTCAATTATCAGCAAATACACTCCAACCGAATCCTGAACAGTTCAAAGTAGTCAATTCGCAGGGCGGATCAGACAAGACATGGGAGCATGATCAACTTCAAATCAGAAAATTGGAAGTTAGACCGGCTTTCTACGCATCTAACACCTTCGACACCAAAACGTTTCCACTTCGAGCCGGATGCAACGGAGTTTTGAAACATTCAGCTGACGAATATGAGTGGGCAACTGTTTCCAACGATTTATCATTCATTTCGACACCAGTTTGGGAGAAGGTCTCTTTCTTAGTACACAATGACCTATCCAGTGAAGACAAAGCAATACATTGGCCATCAGTAGCTTCATTCGACAATGGCTGGACGTCCACCCTTATCACCATATCTGGAGCCGCTCCAGGATCGAGCTTCGTGCTAGATACTCTCTACTGCGTTGAATACGCACCATCTGTATCCGCAGATGTTTATGCTTTAGCTAAAGCTGGACCTGACAAGAATGAGAGCTTGATAAGTAAAGTATCGACAATAGCATCTAAACAACCAATTGCTCAATCAGGTGATGCTGATTCATTCAGTGTTGGAGACATATTAGTTCCGATGGTTAAAGCCGGGGCCAAAATCGCCAGTTCAATTATAATGTAAGCATATTGTTTTCGGAGTATGACCTATTTCTAATAATAATTATCATGGAAAACTTCAAATGTTCAATCACAATGTCATATCCACACGAACCTGTAACATGTCCATGCGGACATATTTTCGACCGTAACGCTATTGAACGTTGGCTCGCTCGAACGTCTACTTGCCCGATATCAAGAAAGGATTTAACAATTAATCAACTTAGACCGGAATTATTCATCCAAAAAGTATTACGCGAAAATTTTCCAGAAACGA